CACCCAATTGCATTTCATCTTTATGCCAGTTGATATGTTGACGTGTTAGGTCAATATTAACAACATCATTTAGTAAAACACCTAATGGTTTAGCGCCAGAAGGATTGGCTGCGTAAGCAACTACAGCAGCACTACTATCCATAGCCACACCAGAACCAGTAGTTACGGCAGAAACAACACCGCCTCTTTCTGCCACTGTATTCATGAAAAAAGAAATATCTGTTAATTGTTCGATACGATCAGGTTTAAGAGCCATGTTTTTATTCTCCCTTATTGAGTTTTTTACCGAGTCTGGAATATACAAAATCGATTAATGCGGCTCTTGTTGATTCTGTGCCATCATCAGAGCCACCAACAGTAACTTCAATGGCAGAAGCGTCTTCTTCAACATTTTCCAACAAACTTTCATCAGCAATAACTTCTGTTGATTTTGTGGTATCGTTTTCAGATGCTTCTTCTTTCATTGTTTCTTCTTTGGTTGGTTTTTTAGCTTTTTGAGCAGCTAATAGAAGAGTCATGGTTTCAAAAGCAGTATCATCAATAAGTTCTAGTTTATCAACTGTGGCTTCTGCTTCTGCTAGTTCAACACCAGCCTCTAACAAAGAAGCCATTCTCTTATTTTTCTTTTCTTTCTTCATCATTTCTTCTTCTTTGTTTTTGTAAGCTGCTAAGGCTTCGCTGAGTTCATCAACACTAGCCTTCATCTTTTTCATTTCTTCTTCTTTTTTGGTCATTTCTTCGTCTTTGTTTTTCATTTTTTCAGCAGCTTCGGCTTCGCATTGAACCAACTTGGAAAGTGCTAGTTGCAAGTCATTTTCTTTGGCTTGAAGACTAGCTTCTAATTGGCTCGTTGTATTGACTTCTTCATTCATTTGATTTGTCTCCGTATTAGCGCTTTCGATGTTATTAGCAATTACACCATTATTTTCAGAAAAATCATTTTTTTCCATATTTTCTATAATATCATTATTTTCGATTTGTACAGATATACTCTTTTTAGGATATGTGTTATTAATTCCGTTTAAAATAATACTATCTGGATTAGCTGGCTTATCAACATACCCCTTACCAGAAAATGTTATATTTCTTAGAACTCTACCAATTTTATAATTTTCGTGTTCTCCTAAACCACCATAAGCTCTTAAATGTTTGCTTAAATGAGAAGTATCTTCAGTTCTGGTTAATATCTTGTATTCTCCGGAACTTTTATCTAATAGACCATAATCAAATCCTTTGAAAAAACATTCCATACTAACATATTTTGTGCCATTTTCTATTTCTTTAATTAGTGCTAATGTTCTTTCTTTTAATTCATCATTAATATATGCTTTATAAATTACTGAACCAGTTAAGATATGAAATTTTTCTGGTAAATTTTCAACAGGAGTATCTGGATCAATTAGCAATCCGTCATTGGTAATAGGCCAGTTTGATGTTATATGGCCTATAATAATATTTTCATCATGATTTAGATTTGTTGGTTTATCTTCTGGAGTATTTTTTGCTGCCCAAACTTCTTTACTATCAAAAATATCATCATTTTTATTCCATGAAGATGTTACCAAAATTGATTGTACATAATATAAATCGTCGTCATTAACAGATGCTAATGCTTTAATTTGTTTGATATTATGTGCTGATGAAGACAAAGATGGAGTAGCAACAGAAGCGTATGATATGGATGATTTTGCGGCTATTTGTTCTTGTAGTCCATCTTTAATTTCTTGTTCAAAAATATGCATATTTTACTCCTTTAAGATTGTGAATACACCAAAGAATAAAAATAGGCTTTAGCTTGTTTATTTTCTTCTATAGATAATTCTTTGCCAATACTTTTTTCTAAATTAGTGATAAATTTATTATATTGAGAATAGATAGGATTAATACTATTGATAGATTCTATATTTTTAATAATAGTTTCATCATTATGCTTATCTTGTGGAGACATACTAAATAATAATTTGCTTTTAAAAATTTCAGCTTCAATATATTCTTGATCTGATAAACTTCTCATATTTTTTTTCTTGTAAAAATTAAGCAGAATAGGATTGACGGTATTATTTATTTTTTCTTGTAATTTATTAGCACTCAAAATTAGTGATGCTCCTGTTTGTGGAGCAAATTGTTTGGTTTTACGTTTGGTTGAATCTTTTTGACTTTGTGGTCTGCCTTGACCTGGTCTTCCGGGGCTGGTATTTGATCCACCGAATGGATTTGATTTAGGGGCCTCTATTGCTTTTTTGATATCTAATTCGTTTCTAATTTCTAATAATGTTTTTTGACCCTTTTGTTTTTCCATCAGATCCAAACCAACTTCGCTGGGAGTTGCTAATCCTAATTGTAAAGCAATTTTTTTCATGTCATTTTCTAAGTTATTATATGGACCCATCTTTGGAACCATTCTTTCTGCTGATCTGTCATTAGATTCTCTATTAAGTCTTACTCTTTCCATTTCAGGATCAGCACCAAAACGTTTCTGTAAGAATTCATCACTAATAACATTTCTATCAGCCAACTGAATTAATAAAGCCTTTTCAGTTTCTTCATTACTAAGATCCATTCTATCAAATTCTATTTTAGCAGGATATCTGAAACCCATTGCTTTTTGTACTAGCGTAATTTCATTATCCCAAAATTGAACTAATACATCTCTGCCATATTGAAGTCTTTGAGTTAATGTTTTTAAACTAATAAAATTATTTGTTGTGCCTGCTGCACCAAATGTGCCTGTTAGTGTTGGAGGAATACCAAGTCCAGCATATACATTATTTAAGTGTGGAGTATATTTACCTTCTCCTAAAAATTGATGAACATTAGTATTGCTTTCAAGAAGTTCTATATCTGGACCCCATACAATATCCATTGTTCCACCACCAACATTGTTTTGTAAAATGGATGCTAGTTTGGATGCTGCTGCTTTTGTTGGAGCAATCTTATGTTCTAAATTACCTAGTTTAAAAATTCTTATGTTTGATATTGCACCATCAAGGGCGGCCATATCTGCTAATTTTAATTTTTCCAAAACAGTAATATCATCCATAATAGCATATATCATTGGATAGGCCCAAATTTGCCAATCGTCTTTTTTATAATGAAAAACCATTGTTTTATTACTATCTAACATATATGGCTTTTTAGTTTTTGCAGCTTCTATTATTTCTGCTGGTAATTTAGAAACAATTAATTGTTCTTGCTCATTTTTTGGAGCATTAATAATTTTTCGTATATTTGCTGGCAATACTAAACTATAAACTTTTTTCTGAACAAATGATGACAATGCTCCCGCTGCTATATCCACAAAGAATGGATCTATGAAAGTATATTTCCATGGGATTTCTTTTCTTGCTAAATTAATTTCTTCATCTTGCAAAGACTGTTCATTAAAATCGGCAGCAGTAGTTTTGTACATCTTGGTTTCAGTTTTAACGCCAAGCTTGGCTGTTTGTCTTGTTATCACAACATTGCCTGTTCTATAGATATTATTCAAAAATCTTTCGCTTCTATCTTTGCCTCTTACTTTTTTAAACCAATTTCTATAAAATCTTTCTATTCTTTTATTAGGATGAACAATGCGTATTCCTTGAGATGAAAAATCACCCATTAAATCTATAACATTTTTAACCAAACCAATTCTTTGATAAATAGTATCTGCTCTTTTTAAAATATCTTTAATTTGATTAGGAACAGATTCTTGTGGCCTGAAATAGTCGTAATCACTACGACTTAATCCTGGCTTACCAGAAATATTATTTGGTAAAATATTAGAAAAATCATTTCTCAAATATGGTGATGCAGAAGAGTGTTGTATACCGGAGTATTCATCTAATGATTGAGATGATTTATTAAGAGCGTCAACTTTAGATGTTAGATCATCTCCCCAAGTAACATAGGCTTCTTGGTTAATAAATTCCGCATTTTGAATTGCTTCACTTTTTGGATATCTTTTTTTAGCCATAATTTTTCTATTAAAAGGATTGTAATAGGATTATATATTAATTACACTTATTTTTGAATTCCCATGTAAATATCGTCGTTGGCAGCTTCGGTAAACCAGGATGGTCCTCTATACATCTTATTATCTTTTGAATCAACGATATTTCTAGTGCTTCCTCCTATAATATCATATTGTTGTGGTTTCAATTGATTAGTAATTTGTCGGGCAATCATATTGGCAATAATTAATGAACTATATCTATCTTTGCGCAATTTACCCTTTTTACCATTTGGCGTTTTGGTTTCTGGAGTATCCCATCTGTCTCTGGATCCGCTGCTTTGTCCTGTTTGAGTCATAATAATCGTTGTTAGTTCATTTTTTAATTCTTCTATTTCTACTAAACATTCACTAAAACTATCATATAGTGGATTTAAATCAGCCTCTAGAATATTTTTTCCTTCATTCTCTAACGCTAGTCCAATGCTCAAAGAATCAAAACGAGGAAATAGGGTGATTTTATCTTCAAAATCTTTACGCAATCCATGATTGGCCTGTGCTACCCATTCTGCTCTGGCAAATTGTACCAATTCTAAAATATGCAAACCAACTTGATGATCTGTTTCTTTGGATTTTTCATAATCTATGATAGGCCAAATTAATTGTTCGCCATCTTCTATCTTTGATGGATCATGTAGTGCTTCTTCGACAGCTACTCCTCCACCTTGAGCATCCATGCCTATGGCTAGGCATGGAAAGCTCCTCATTAAATTACGAATTTTTCTAGCACAGAAACCATAGAAATCATGTTCCTTAACCAATCCCATTTTTTGTCTATCTCTAAAATTACTTCTATTAGTGGTCCAACAATAAACTATTCTTCTATGATCATTATGTACTTCTATTACTACTATACTAAAATTATCTTGCTCACTAGCTGGATCGACGCCCATAACATATTTTTTAGATTGATCTCCTTTAATACAAGGATCAAATATGATTGGACCAGATTGACCAATAATAGGAGTTTCATCATTAACAGTGCAGCTTTCTATTAGGCTTCTTTTAAAGAAACCTTCACTATCTGCCGTAAAACAAGCCGCATATTCCATATTATAAATACCACTATGAATTGTTGCTTTAGCTCGTGCTACTTGTTTATCATCCATAAATCCTTTGGGTATTAATTCATATGGTACTCTAACTATACTATAATCTTTCCAATTAAAATTTTCTGGAACTTCACCATTAAAAATTTCTTCTAGTGTTCTTTTATCTCCTTTGCTATTAATAATTGCCTTATATCTTTTCCAATAATTAGCAAAATGTTTAAAAGAATAGTCCGCAGTACCAGCAATAATTGCTTGATTACTTTTCTTAATTTGCAATTCTTCTAGTTCTGGCGTCCATAGTCCTTGAGCCTCCATAGCTTTCTTTTTAGCTTCGGCTTTAACGTTTTGAATAGGACTAGCACTAACAGCAGCGAAACCAGAAACAACAGTTTCGTAAATATCTGGAGATATAGAAGCAAATTCGTCTGCAATAATAATATGAGCACGTAAACCTCTAATTTTTTCTCCTGTCCCTAATGGAATAGCAATAGCCCAACTGTCCCCTAATCTTATTGTACATC